GATGATAGTAATCAAATCTAGCTTCAGAATCTTCTAGATAATCATGTCCAACAGAATTATCAAATGAAACTGAAAGTGCCTCAGTTAAAATACTAGGAATTGCCTCTGGTGTTTTATCTTTAGATTTACCATCTATGATACCAACACCTTCTACGATTGCATTATAGATTGCTTTGTCTTTTACAAACTTTTCTGTTGTATCTACTAACCAATCAAAATCTATAGTTTCTTTTTTGAGAGTTTTAATTATCTCAACAATCTTTTTATGTTCTACATCATTTAAATCTTTTCTTGTACTAACTTCTATTTCTAATGATGTTTGAGTTGGTATCTTATTATACTTGTCTACAAACTTTTGTATCTCATCAAAGATAATTCTTTCTTCTTTTACATCAAAGTATTCTGGTTTTATAAATGGTAAAACCTTTCTAGAATATTCTTCGTTGTTTAGAAGGTTAGTTAGAGTTGTCCTTTCTATTGTCTGATTCTGCATATTGTTCCTCAATTATATCTATTAATATATCACCTATTAAATTTGACCAATCATCTCCAAATTGTTCTTTTGGTACTGAATTATTATCTATGATATCAAATTCAAATTTAAATGGCATATTACCATCTTCTGTTTCTTCACCTAAAGAAACACTTCCATACTTATAAATTACACCAGCAAACTTTCCACCCTTGATACCAATACAAGTTTGGTCTTGTGATTTACTTTCTACAAAAACATATGATTCTTTAATATTAGACATAGTGTAAATAAGTCTGCATTATATATTTTGCTTCCTTTATTGGTTTTGTTCCAGCATGTAGCCATGGCCACATAGGTGGAAACATTAATAAACTACCTTTCTTACATTCAGCATAACTATCTAATTGTGGAAAAGTAGTTTTGCCTTCTTCATTATCTGAAAGATATATAAAGAAAACTAAAAATCTTGTAGATGTTTGTTTTGAATTTACATCTACATGTGGTTTAAATTCATCATGGTCATTCGGTAAATATCTTTTTATTCGAATAGGTTCCCACATATATTTACTTGGCATTTGTTGTGGTGAAATTTCTAAGTCTGTCAAATAAGTTGTAAAACTATTTTGAAAAATTTCTGTATATTTTTCTATTTCTGTTTTCCAAATCTGAGATGCCTTTGCCATATTCAGTTGTGTAAAGACTATTCCTCTATCATCAAATGATTCATGTTGATTTCCAAATTGTTCAAACTTATCTATTAAATTATTACAAGATTGAGTATCAAGTGTATCATCATATGTTTTAATTAAACCTATCATTCGTTTCCATATTTAAATTCTTTTAACGCAGCTTCTTCTAATTTTTCCATAACCTCTTTTGTGAAATATTTTTCTGGGTCATTGTTAATTGTTTTAGCATATTGTTTAGTACCATCTGGTAATTCAATACGAGTGGATACTTGTTTAAATATTCCATGTGCCACTGCCAAGTCAAGTAGTCCATAATACTTATCAAGTCCTTTGTCATAAGTTAATAAAACATCAACCATTTTATTTTCCATAGTTAATCTTGACTTATGATTCTTACAATGAATTATATTACCAATTACTTCTGTACCATCTTTAAATTTTTTCTTTGAAAGATATATAATACTTGAAGCAGCATACTTCAATCCACTACCACCACCCATTTCTTTAGTTGGGAACATTGAACCAATTACATCATATGTATGATTGGTTACAACCATTGGTACTTTTGCTTTTCCAAGTTTTAAAGTTAAAACTCTAAATGCAGCTTTGAGTATTTGTGCTCTTGACATATCTCTAGTTTCTTTTCCTGCCTCTGTATCTTCTACTTCTTTTGTAGTTGATAACATACCAAGTGAATCTAAACATATAAAAAGTGGTCTTCGAATATCTACATCTTGTTGCATGTATCTATCTAATACTTTTAATGCTTGATGTCTAAACTCTTGTACAGTTGTCACTGGCATTATCACCATTCTATTTGCATCTATACCTCTATCAACAACCATCTGTTTTGTGATTGCACTTTCTGATTCAAAGTATACAACACCACCATTTTCATTTTGGTCTAAAAAGTTTTTAACCATACCCATGAGAAAGAAAGTTTTACCTGTTGCACTTTCTCCTGCCAGAGCAGTAATTTTGTTTTGTGGAAGTCCACCATAAAGTGAACCAGAGATGAGAGCATTAAAAATATGAGAACCTGTATCTATAAAGTTCTCTACATCTCCAGCCTCTACACCATCTGAAACTATTCCTGCATATTCGTTACCCGTTTCTTTGATAACATCTTTTAAAAAGTCATTCATAATTGTACCCTACTTAATTGCAATTGCACCAACGAACATATGATTACGCCAGAATGGTTGTGCAGTTTTAAATCCAGCACATTCTAACATACCTTCTAACTCTTTCCAAGTATTAGGTTTTAACATGTTCCTTAATGTTTTTTCTTTTTCTAAAATATCTGATGCTTCGAAATGTTTTCTTTTATAATCATAAAAATTAAAAGTTATCATTTCTTGTAATCTTGAATCATCACAAACTGTTTTTTCTGCGAAGATAAAAGCACCACCATGATTTAGTCCATTGTATATATTTTGTAATACATTAAATCTATCTTTTCTAGGCATAAATTGTAATGTAAATATTGATGTCACTAAACTACAATTTTCAAATTTGTAATTACGAACATCTTTCTTTTCAAAATTAACATTTGCCCAATAGTATTCATTTTTCATTCTTTCATGTCTTGCGTCAAGTTCTGTGAAGAAACTAGGAGCAAGTTCTATACCAACATAATTAGCATACTTACAAAATGATTGATTACCTTTTACAAAGGCCTCTGTTAATTTTCCTGTTGAACAACCAATATCAACAACATTTGTTTCATCTTCTACAAAGTTTCTAGATAGACTAATTACATCTTCTAGTAAGTTTGTATATCCACGAATCGAATGTTCTATATGGTCATCAAAACCTTCTTCCCGTTGGGCAAAGGTAAAGTCATAATTTTTAGACATAATTTTTACTCCATTCCACAAACCCAATTATAAGGTTGTATTACATTTTTATAGACAGATTCAGCAATGGCCTTCATCATTAATGAGGGTACCATTCTACCACATCTTTCTATTTTCTGTGACATAGAACCAGTCACTATAAAATCATCTGGTAAAGCCATTATACGCTTTATTTCACGAATTGTCAACCGCCTTTTTTCAATAAAGTGACAAACATCTGCATTTGTCGTAATTGTTGGGGCTGGATGATGTCTAGACATTTTCTTAACATTGAAATGCCATCCTTTAGGATGAAAGTCATTTCCACCTAATACTTTATCTGGGTCATCTGGCATTAGAGATGCTGTATCCTTGTAATGTGCGGAACTTAACCATGTATCTGTACACCATTTAACTTCTTCTTTATCTAATTCTAAATCCTCTAGTGCCTCTCCTGCTGTTACTACTTCTTTATTCTCTTGTGGAAAGATACTAGCAATGTTCATAAATGTCAATCCTATGGCCTCTGTGACATCCTCACGGACTGCTATAAAGATAACTCGCCTTCTAGACTGTGGTACTCCAAAATGTGATGCATTTAAAATCTTATATGATACATCATAGCCAATTTTTTCAAATGTGTTTACAATCTCATTTAGCTTTAATTTTGCTTCGCCTGCGAGAAGACCTGCAACATTTTCTCCTATGATTACTTTTGGTTTTATTTCTTCTGCAACTCTAAGATACTCAAAAAATAAGTCTTCTATATTTTCTACTATTTTATTGTCTGAATACTTTTTAGTTTTACCCCAACCATCAGAATGTTTAGAACCAGACTGTCCTAATGTTCCACACATTGAAAAAGCAGAACATGGTGGTGAGCCGTCTAATATATCTAGTTCACCTTTTTGTATTCCAGCAGTTTTTAAAAAGTCTTTACCTGTTAGTTGTTTTATATCATCAGGTAGTATTTTTGTATCTGGGTAATTTTCTTTATATGTAATTCTTGCTTGTTCTACAAACTCATTTACACAAAGTATATTTCCACCTGCAAGTCTATAACCTGTAGATGAACCACCACCACCTGCAAAGGTAGATATGACACTAAACTTATTTTGTGC